GATATATTGAAGGGGATAAAAGCGATAACATACTAGGCATTGAAGGAATCGGTCCTAAGCGGGCACAAGCACTAGCAAAAGAATATAAAACATTACCTAATCTTATTGATGCCCTGCCTATAAAAGGTAGAGCAAAGTATATTCAAAATTTAAACGCTGGTAAAGACACTTTGATTAGAAATGAAAAACTTATAAATTTAAGAAGATATTGTGAAGATGCAATCTGCGCAGGTAAGTATGGAGACGAGCCTCTTGAAAAACTTAAAAGTATGTAAAATTAATATTGAAAAAAGTTCATTAGCTAAAACTTTAGAGAAAGCATACGGAATTGAATGGGGTTTTAGTCAAGAAACCCCACTAGATTCATATCATCATTTAAGGGCTTGTATAATTAAAGATATAGTTATAGAGCCTGGAGAAATATTACCAGTTCCAACAGGTATGTACCTTCAATTATTGAGTCCGCAATATATAGTTGAAGTAGGCACAGATCATGATTTGGCTTTTAACGAGGGTCTCACAATATTTGACGCTCCCATGCTTTTCAGTTACACGTTTAGGAATGAAATGTGGTTGTTAATTAAAAATAATTTTAACAAAGCACAAATCATACAGCCTACTAAAAAATTAGCAACTTTTTCCGTCAGACAACTGCCACAAATGGTAATAAATTATGTTGATGCGATAGAAGAATCTAATTTAAATTTTAGAACTTCAAAAAAATTTATTCAAGATATTAAGAAAAAAATATCTCCTGACATTTATGATATTAAAAAACAACGTCTATCTAAATTTTATTCAAGAGAAGATATAGATAAATACATTAGGAGGCATAATGGAAGTTAAATTAATCAGTTATTCTCAACCGCTAAAGGAAGATGTTTTTACGGATTGGAATGCAAAAGAATTAATAGCATACGCAGCTAGAGTATCAAATCCTGATAATCAGAACAACAAGGAGACAGTTGATAGATTATTAAAATATTTAATAAAGCATCAACATTGGTCACCCTTTGAGATGGTTAGTGCTTGTTTAGAAATAACAACAACTCGTGATATCGCTAGACAAATATTAAGGCATCGTAGTTTTAGTTTTCAAGAATTTAGTCAACGTTATGCTGACCCTACTCAATCATTAAAAAGAGTCACTAGAGATGCAAGATTACAAGACACTAAAAATAGACAAAACTCTATTGAAACAGAAGATGATGAATTACAAAATCAATGGACTATTCAGCAAGACACCGTGTGGTTAGCTGCGTATAAAGCGTACAAATGGGCTATAGAAATGGGCATTGCAAAAGAACAAGCACGAGCTGTACTACCAGAAGGAATGATGGAATCAAAATTGTATATGAATGGAACTATTAGAAGTTGGATTCACTACATACAATTGAGAAGTGCAAATGGTACACAAAAGGAACATATGGAAATTGCAAAAGCGTGTGGAGAAGCGATTGCTAAAATATTTCCATACACATTTGAATGATTGCTTTATTAACACAATATTATAGAGGTCTAGGTCATTCACAACGTATTAAATTTATCGCTGAAAAAATTAAAAAGGATGTAATAATATTAGATCAATTATTTGCTCCTCCCTTAGAATATAAAGTTCCCCACGAAGCTTTTTTAAAGGATTATAATGTGGGAGACGTGAGTAATATGTTTCAATTTATTATGCAAGAAACGTTGATCAACTTTAGAATAAAAGCATTTATAACAGCAATAGACAAACATAATGTAAAAACTTTAGTTTGTGAAGGCTTTCCGTTTTGTAGGCATCAATTTGCTCACGAATACATACGTTACTTTGAGGAGTGTAAAAAAAGAAATATAAAAATTGTTATATCTGTGAGAGATTTTCCCTGGGATGAACCTCATGATAATTCATTGCAAGATTGGGTTCTTTACACGCAAAACTTAATCTGTAAGCATTATGCGGAGAAAGTGCTTGTGCATGGTGATCCTGAAATAATGCCCCTTTATTCTGACAGACGCAGACAAGCTAACAGTGTTACAATTATTAATGATTTGTCTGACAAAATAATTTATACGGGTTACGTATGTGATGAATCTATGCCTATACATAAAAAGAAAAATAATATTATTTATGTAAGCACTGGACTCAATAAAGAGGAAGGTCTTTTATTGTTTAAAAATCTATTACAAATTGCTAAAGATTTTGAAGAATATATTTTTATTATGACGGTTGCTAATAGATATATTACTACAAAAACAAAGAAAAAAGGTAATGTAATAATGGCAGAGTACATTCCAAACTTGAGAAACAAATTGATAAACTGTTCAGCATACATTACATATGGGGGCTATAATGCAACTGTAGAAATACTTAAAAGCCGTATACCATCTATTATAATTCCAAGACAAGATGGTCAAAAAATGGAACAGTTTATAAGAGCTTATACATTTGAGCCGCATGGTTTTTATGAGGTTGTCACTCAGCAAGAATTGCATTCAATTGGAAGCACTTTGAAAAAAGTTCTCAATAATAAACCAAAAAAATTTAAATATAAACTTAATGGAGCAACGGAGTCAGCGAATGTCATCAAAAAAATACACTATGGATGATGTCTTAAAACAAGAGGAGTTATGGAAGAGGCTTATAGTCAAAAATGAGCTAACACTTCTAAAACTTTATTTGTTTAAAGGTGATTATTCAAAACCATATGATGAAGCAGAAAAAGATGCATGGATTATAAGAACTCTCAGGGATAAAAAACAAAGGTATAAGTTTAAATCATGTAAAAATTTAGTGTTAGTAGGAAGTGGTATGTATCCTTACTCTATGTTTGATGTGCACAAGCAATATCCACACATTAAACAAATAGGAATTGAAATTGATAAAAATAGGTGCGTGATAAGCAGAAAGCTGATTGCAGCAAGCCCTAGTAAAGATTCAATAAAAATAGAATTTATTGATGCTATTGATTATGATTATTCTTGGTTGGGAATTGATGATCTAATATTTATTTCTGTAGATGTGGACAGTAAAAAAATAATTGAAAAGATTATAAAAACGAGTAAGGCGCAAGTTAATATCTGTGCGCCTTATAACAAAACTTGGTTACGTAACCTTATTTCTTCTTTTTCTTAGCTTTGCGTTTTTTCTTAGCTCGTTTTTTGTATTTAGGCATTGAGCGTTTAAAAACGTCAGGAGCAATACTCATTTTGCCTTAACGGTTTTGACAGTTTGTAGAAGCGGGTTTTTTACCTCTTTGACAGTTAAAGTATCGCCCTTACGATAATACTCTTTAGTTTTTTGCATTTCAGCATCATCATACATTTCACGGGCGCCATAACGACTATCGCCGATACGTTCTACTTTTCCATCTCCTATACCACTACCATATGAATTTCTAGCCATTATTATCTCATATCTTTAATGACTTTGCCACCCATACCTCTAGTGACATCTTCTTTTGCAACTGTGACTTTACCGCCCATGTTACCACCAGACTTTGGACCACCTGATACAAATTCACTTGCATCTCCAGAAGTATCCATTGTGTCTGGACCTTGACCGATCAATCCTGGCGCTTCTTTTAGCATTTTAGTTTGACCTGTCATACCTGTTTTACGCGGATCAGTTGATCCAGTAAACTTGGATCTTTCAGTGCCGCCCATAACAGTATCGCTAACTTTTGCATAGCTAGCTTTTTGCTCCATTGGCTGCTTCATAGTTTTATTAATCATAGCCATAATTAATTCTCCTTAATTATAATTAAGCAATTGTTGCTTGGATTGTTTCAGTTGCGTTACCAACATTTGCAGTATTAGGGCCACATAATAGTGTCTTAATATGAATCGCTGGAGCACTTCCTGATAATGCTGTATGATAGGCATTTGCACCAAACAATGTGTATGTTGCATGAACATTAGAGTTTGATTGAATTGCTTTATCAACATCGGCCTGACAATAGTGCATTTGTACTTGATCTGTAGTAGTAGCAAATGCTCTTTCAGCATTGTGTGTCACAGCGTGTTCACAGTTGACGAATTTCACGTTACGGAATACGAGTGGTGTAGATGCAGCGCCTAACTTTGTAATACCAGTGTTTGAACCAGCTGGATTACCCGTTAATACGTTGTCTTGACCTTTAATAGTTAAATTTTCAAAAGTGATTGAACCTGATGATGTATTTGCAATAGTCATACCAAGAGCTGAGTTAGCTTCGATAATAACAGCATCACGGTCACCCATACCTTTGAATGATACATCTGTAGCCACCATACCTAATGGTGCGGTGTATGTACCTGGGTATATTTGAATAGTGTTGTCGCCCTGAGTCAAAGTTGTAGAATCTATATCGTTTAGATCTTTAAAATTTGGGTTCGGACCTCCAATATTGTAGACAAGAGCCATAGCTTTCTCCTTTAAAGATTTATTGTGAGTGTATTTTCACAAATATATTTAGTTATGTCAAAATTTATTTCTTACGTTTTCTAAGAGGTTTGCCCGCCGCTCTAAGTGCTATTGCAACTGCCTGACGACGCTGAGCCTCTTTACGCGTAATACCTTGTTTCTTTGCCAAAGTACCAATGCCTTTAGCTCGAGCCTTTGAAGGTTTTTTCATTAGCTCTTTTATATTCCCAGAGATGGTTTTTTGAGACTTACCTTTCTTCAGAGGCATTTTCTGTCTCTTTGACCATTTTAGCAGATGGAGGAGTCATATCATCATCATCATCTGCTGTAAAATCTATTGTAATTTTTTGATTTTCATTACTTTCTGCAGTAGCCTCATTAATAGAGGCTTGCTGCATAGTGTAAACTAGATAGTCCCTATCAGAATTAATATAAGCAGCTGATACTGCAAGTTTATTAGTCCACCAAGTTGGTAAGGATGCCTCATCATCTTCTGGTAAAGCATTCATTATATCCCTACAATCCTCAATGATATTTGCACACTGTCTTTTAGCAGAGGCAACATCTGTATGACCATCTTTAATCTTATCCATATTATATTCCTTGTAAACGTGGATCGTTTGAAAGAATATTTTTCTCGGCACGAGGTGTTTTATACTGTTTGATTGTATGTTTTGCCAATCTTAAGTATGCTTTTGCTCTCCTTGCCTGCTTACGAAAAATATTGAAATCATATTTATTCATAACACTTCTCCCTTCTAGTAGGTTAAAGTGCGTTCCTTCAGCATGATTGCTTACTTCCGTCCCTTTTGGGATGAACGTTAGTTTCTCTTTTTAAATCCAATCGGTTTAGAATATTTTATTGGGTATCCTAAACCACGTTCCTTATTAATAAATTTTTCAAGTGTAGAATAACTTAATTTTCCACGCGTGGCAAGTTTTGTAATTCGTTCATTTCTGCGAATACCCCGATTAGGGAATCTTAAAAATTTAAATTTTCCAACTTTGCGTACTGTTTTAGCTCTCATTAATTACCCCACTGGTTTGCCTGATCAAATATAGTTTTCTCACCAGTCATCAAATTTTCCTGCATTTTTTCTCTTGATGATACTAATTTTCCACACTGTGACTTACAGAGGGGAAAAGCGCGTTCATAACCTTGTAAAAAATTTTGTAACTTACTCCAATAATCATAACTTATTATTTTTTCTAGGGGAACAGAAAAACCGTTAAACATACGTTCAAACTTAGGAGGGTAATAAAATCGTTTTTGTCCTGGATCATAATAATGACCACCTGTCCAGCAGCATCTAAACACTAATCCATCTGGAGCAATATACCATTTGCCCCAATCATCCCATACACAATGTATTTTCTTCTCTGCCTTTTGGATTGCAGAAGTTCTTTTAGGATGAACAAATTTACCTGTAGTTGGTGCAAAAACATCCCTGGATGTTTTAACAGTAGAAAAAGCAGTAAATCCAGACTCAATTGCTAATTTTTTAGCAGACTCAACTTGATGTTTATTATGTTCAAATACAATATACTTCCAGTGAACTTGAGAGCGATTTGTTTTTATAACTGACAGGGCGTTATTAAAAACATTTTCAAACTTAGTATTAATGCGATAGATGTGATGAGTGTCTTCTAAACCATCAATATCAAAATTAATTATATCTTTATCCGTTAGAATATTACCAACGTCTGTCCAATAATCGTGATTATGTATACCTCCATTAGTGTGAATAATAAATTTGGTATCATGTTCTTTAACATATGAGAGTATTTGCCTAAACTCTTTATTCATAATTGAATCACCAAAATTACCATTTAAAACTAACCATTCAAGATTATATAATAATTCGGGATAAAACAATTTTTTGAAGTTATCTAAAGAGATAGTATATTTTTTATCATTTAAATTTATGGCTAAAGGTTTTTGACGATGACAGGCAGGGCATCGAGCATTACACCGAAACGTTAATTCTGTTGTAAGTTGCCTTATTTTACGCATTATGTAGGGTTATATAATGCTGTTATCTGAACTGTCAGTCCTGACGGCAATGAGGCATCAGTAATTGTAACTAAGCCACTTGCATCGGTATATACGTAATCATTGTCGCTACTTGAAGTTTTTGGTTTTTGAGCTAATCCATCAATAAACACTTGAACATTGTTGATGGTTTTTGGGTTACTAGAACCTGGAGGAGCTGCCACATGAAAAGTATTTGCTCCACCACTTGTTATCACATTTGTTAGTTGTTTTAAACCTACACCTAAATTACTTGAAACCACATTAATATTTGCGTTCAGTCTAGTAAATGTAATAAAATCATTTGATGCAGAATCTAAAGTTGAAATTTTAGAGTCAATTTGTCCTTGTATAGCACCAGAAACACCGTCTAAATAACCTAATTCTGTAGATGTAACATCTGATACTGCTATTTTACCTGAATCTGATGATACTAATGCACGCGAAACTGTTAAGTCAGTGTCGTTTACAGTTGATATAGCTCCATCAACATTAGAGCCGATTAAATTATCTAATGTAGCTCCATTTTGTGTTATAGCGGTTGCACTTAGTGAAGCTGCAGTTATAATACCCACATCTAGGTTAGACGCTGTGACAGGGGATAAACTTGTATTGCTTGAAGGATCTTTAGTATCACTTAATTTAAAAGTTTGTGCTGATTCATCATAAAAGAAAGCAGCGTTGCCTTGATTACCTCTGTTAAATAATAATCCAACATCTGCTGCTGGAGACCCAGTGGCAGAGTTGGCTAACATTAACATACGATCTTGAACGACCATGTTAACAGAATTAGCAGTAGTAGTATCTCCATTTACAATCAAATTACCAGTTATAATTACATCATCAGTAAATGTTGTGGTAATATTATTAGCTGCACGACGAGACTCTATAGCATCAAGCTGTGTTTGTATGCCAGAAGAAACTCCGTCTAAATGACCTATTTCTGTGGAAGTGATGGCACTAACTTCTATCTTTCCTCCACTGCCAGAAACCAAAGCCCTTCCTGCAGTCAAATCAGAAGTTAATACTGTGCTAATCGCTCCTGCAATATTAGCAACACGACGAGCTTCAACTCCTGTCACATTACTTGAAACAGAGTTAACATTAGTCGTTTGTGCATTTACGTTAGCAGAAACAGAATTAATATTAGCAGTAATTTGTATTAAGTTCGCGGTTAAATTACTTGATACGGTATTTATAGTGCCAACTAAATTGGCGTCTGATGCTAAGTGTCTAGCCTCTATCGCCCCATTGGCCAACGTTCTTGCAGTTAATGAGCCGTTTGCAAGTTTTTCTGCTGAAATAGCATTTGAACTAACAACTGCTGAGGTAATTCTGGTTAATGACATTTTTACTCCTTAGAAGTAGCCTCTTGCTTTTCCTCATCTTCTAACTCTTGAAAAAATTCTGCTAAGAAATCTTTTTTCTCAAGTGGCTCTTCATTCTTCTCATCTTCATCAAAAAATTCTTTTATAAAATCCTCAACTTGTTGATCGACTGTTGGCGGTTTAAGTAATTCATCCCATGTTTCTTTTACACACGCTTTTTCTACAAATTCTTTAATCCAATTTACAGTTTCATCTTCAATCGATGTAACTTTGTCAAGGTATTGAGTTTCTCTAACTTCTGAAGTACCACGGGATTCAAAATAAATTCCAATAATATCTCCTTCGATTAACTCGTTTATTTTAGGCTCGTGTTCTGCTATAGTATTTAAAGGAAAAGCCCTTGTTAACATTGGTCCTTTTCCTGCTGTAAAATCTCTATATTCACAAAAAACCATTTGTTGATGCATTTCGTCAACGTTAAATTTTATATATTTCATTCTTCCCTCTATGTTTTAATTATATAATTCATTGTTATTGCTGGATTTGTAACGGTATGAGTATGTCCTGTTGCTGAGATAGAATTTAGCACGGTTATACCACCAGCGTCTTTAGCTCCTACAGATACTTCAACTGTTCCTGCTACTAAAGTAGCAGATCCTGAATCTGTTATAGATTGTTGTGAAGCTCTTAACCTACTGTTTTGAGTACCCACCGAGTTATTTGCACCAGCTCCAGCAACAAATCTGTCTTGGGCATCTGGCACGTTAAAAGTAGAGGACCCATCTCCAGTTCCATATGTTGTTCCTATTACAGCAAATAAAGCTGCGTAAGTCGTTCTGTTTACGGCGGCACCATTACATAATAACCAACCTGCTGGTGCAGAAGGTGTAGCATCTGACCAAATGATAACTGAGCCTGCAGGCATTAGAGGAGCTACATCAGTATCAGTTCCTTGTATCGTAGACTGAGACAATAAATTTGCTGATACAGGTGCATATTTGTTGTTTTGATCAAAAACGCTGATACCTGCATCTTCAGCTAAACCACCGTGTAATTTAACAATTGAAACATTTGATGTGGTATTTGCCGATCCCAATAATATAGAAGTATTGGTTCCATCAGCAGAGCCTACCTTAAGATGTGCATTTTGTCTATTACCAGGTGAAGACGTAACCACGTCACCAGCTAAATTAAGTCTATCTGCGGTTACCCCTCCTATAGCTAGCATAGTGTTTACTACAGAGCCATTTGTAGGAGGTATTCCAACGTCTATAAAATCAGCTGATGTTCCTGCGTTCGCTGTGACTAAATAAAGTCTTGCATTTCCCTTTAAGCCTGAGTCTGCACTAACTGTGGCTGTTAGTTCGCCAATTTCATAATGTGTAACGTTTGCCATCATAGAAACTATGCCATTCTCTACACGATTACCAATACCAACTCTTGTAAAGTTTCCTCCTATTTCAGAGGATTTTTTATGAGTAGAATCAGAAATATATAGAGCTGAGACATTCGAATTCGCCATTTGAAATAGCATACCATTCTGTTCACCTATACCGTCTCCAGCTGCAGTTATATTACCTGTTGTAGGTGCTGATGAAGATCTAAAATTTGTTAATAATGATCTCAGAGCATTATTAAACTGTGAACGAGCAGTATTAAGAGACGTGCCTGACGTGGGCTCAATAAAGGTATTTGAATCTACTAATGCCATCTATACTCCTATCGCTGTAACCATAACTGTTGCAGTACTATTTGCATTGTACTCACCTGTACCATCTGCGGCTACCATTCTAAAACTTACACTTTGATTAGACGCTGCTGTTGTAACCACAACGGCAGGATTTGCAACTGCATCTAACTGAGTTAAAACTGCGTATGATATGACAGGTCGGTTTAAAAATCCAGCGGATGTCATTGAAACAGTTTTTGGTGCGCCGTCATATGTGACAGTATCAGTAAAAGTTACAGTATCTTTTTCTATACTATACCTAAATTTATCAATTGTAAAGTCAAATTCATTAGGCTTTGAGTTGTTTAAGATAATTTTTAATTGGAACTGCCTAAATGTTCGTGAGCCTGCTTGATATGCTTGAAACCCATCATTTACGCTAGATCCTTCAAACTGATTTGTTTGCACAGCTCCCTCTGCCCTGTCATTAGTTCCAGTAGAGGCATAAAGCGCAGAGTTGTCAGCCGTAGTAGTTCTTATTAAAACTTGTGACGATACAGCGCCAAGTGTGCCTGCAAATGTCTCCGCAGCTCCTGTATCTGAATATTGAGTCATATTAACTAACTTAAAGGCATTACTACCTACTGTTACATTAGCAAAAGCATTAGATCCAGTTGGTTCACCATTAGCAAAAAAGGTAGCACCCAACTCAATATGATCAGAATTTATTGTTCCTGCTATGAAAGCAAGAGCATTAGCGTTGGAATAGTCACCCTCATCTAGTACACCTCCACTAGTAAACGTGCCAAAACCAGAAGAGTTGAGACCTGATGTAAGTCCAGAGTCTGTAAATAAGTCAATTGTAGTAGCGTTTATCCTTTTAGCAAACAATTCTCTATTATTAATCTCCGTCATTCCCTTAACATCATGCACGATAACTCTTTTACCAGGAGAGGAAGTAGATGCTATACCATGCTCTGATCCACTAGTAGTAACTCTGGCAGTAGAGGCTTTTGTAATTGCAGAAATCGTAGTAACATTACCTGTAAATTTTCCGGAATTTAATATTGCAAATACATTTCCACTAGCTCCGCCAGTCATCAGCGTTTGATTGTTTGAGTCAAATCTAGGATTAGGGGATAAAGTAGTATTTGCAAAACCAAGAACGGTGCCAATACCTCCAAAACTTGCATCTTTAAGCACGTTAGAATTAGGGGAGGTAGCGTCTGAAACTCCTGATAATACTTCTTCAAAAGCGTCATTGAAAGTAGTTTTTATTTCTTGACTAGCTTCTAACTCAACAAAAACAGAACCTGTTACAGTGGCTCCAAAATCTCTAATTTTAGTTATATAAGTTGCGTCATCAACTGCCAAAATGTCGGTTGGAGAGCCGCCAATAGCTGAAAAACCACTAGAAGTTCCGTTTGAATTATCTGTTTGATTACCGTCTGCTACAACAGTTCCTCCTTGAGTAGAATCAGCGAAGGAAGGAAAATTAGATTCACCAGTGTTTGTGTTAGTTATGTTTGTAAAATTTACACTAGGCGAATCTTCATTAAATGCTGCTACCACTGTGGACCTTTGAGGTCTAGTTGTTGTAAGAGTGATGCCTTGAACATCGTCACTGAAGTTTCCGCTCGTATCCCTAGTTCTTGCTAAATATGTAAATTCACCAAAGGTATCAATGGGTATGGATTTTCTAGCTGTTCCTGCTGATACTGTTACCAAAGGGTCTGAGGCAACAAAATTTTCCACGGTAAAAGCAACCGATCCTGGGCTACGTCTTATAACGACCTCTTTTAGATCTAAATCTAGTAAATCTCCAGAAACCTGTCTTTGATACTGCCATAATAAAGTTATTTGATCGGTGTTTTGACCTCCAGTAAAATTAAATATATTGGCTGGTTTAGATGTTTTACCTAAAATGCTTTTTGAAATATTTGCAGTCACTCCTCTAATTGATTTATTTAAAGGAGTAACTCTAAAAAAGACTGAGTTTGTATCACTGCTTGTACCTCTATTTATACCTGAAACAGTGAATCTTATTTTACCGTCTGAATCAACACCTGTTGCAGGGACTTTTACTGTGTTGAAGGCTGTTAAATCAGCTCCGCCATCATCAGCACCAACATCATCAATATTGTCTAATCTGTAAGAAATTTCATAATCTGTGACCTCTTGTCCCGAAATATGATCAAAAGCACAGGTAACCCTAATTGCAACTCCACCAGTTTGCTCTCGATACAAAGATTCGGTTATCACTAAATTCGTAACTTTTCTAATTGGTATGGATGACACTGTTATAGATTTAGTAGTGGTGGGACTAAGTCTACCTAGCATATTCCTATTTCTAGCACGAACGGTTGTGGTTCCTTCCTCTAAATCAGGAATAATTAAATTCTCTGCTAAAAAGGTTTTTTCAAACTCACCACCAACTTCAATATTATAAACTCTATTATTTCCTAAATTAAAGGTGCCTGGAAAAGTAGTTTGGTTGTAATCAACGGTAGCTGTATTACCAGATATATTTGCTAAATTACCTGACGGATCTGGTGATATGTTAACAAAACTTAATCCAACTGCGTTTATTGTAGGTGTGTCAGCTAATTCGATTCTATAAATTGTGTTTGCAGTTAGTGCCGCATTATATTTTGCACTAGCTGGGTCAAACGATGTATTTATAACACTATAAGTGTTATTAAAAGCTAATTCAACATTATCACCAACTTCTATTACTGGCACGGTATAATGATCAATTTTAGTTCTATAAGAGCTTTCTCCTGATACAGGTGTATAATTTATGTTAGCCTCTCTAGCGTTACCAGAGTTTAAATTTACTGTAAATTGTGATGCACTTTTTTCTATTCCGTCTACAAACAGTTTAACAAACTCAGCACGACGTGGTTCAACATGAAGAGGTATATCATTGACTACTCCAGAAGTTAAACTACCTGTGTTAGTTACTAACATTTCAGAACCTCCAACATAAAAACTGTTGTTAGAGTAAAAACGAGAATCTAATAACTGATTTATTTTTACGAAAAAAGGAGGGTCAGGCAATTTTTGATTAAATTTTAGTGATCCTGTTCTAGTGTTTTCAAACTTAACAGTGTTATTAACAATGTCAAAATCTGCTATGTTTACTGCTAATTCAACAATGTCGCCAGCAAAACCTGGGAAATCTTCAGTGCCTTGAACGCTTGCTTTTTCTCTTATAGGCACTGATATAAAATCTGTACCTTTTAAATTACTAAATACTGCAGGATTATCGTTAACTTCAAGTATATGTTTAAAGAAATTTTCATCAAATGCTACATTTAATCCCTCAAGAGTTAATTGCACGTTACCATCAAGAGTACCTCCTGCTGTGTCTGTTTCTGCAATTGCATTACACAAAAGTCTAATTTCACCTGCTAATCCTGCAAATCCATTTTTACCTGATAATTTAGCAGGGATAGCAGTGGTTAACTCGTCGTTTGCCACTATGTTTAAAGCACCAGAAGAAGTAAAAGTATTCATTACACGAGTTGCTACATCGGGTTTTGATACAAAAAATTCAGTTCGTAAATCTTGGTTATAACCTATGAGTTCATTTCTTATTTGAATTTGTCCATCCACTACTACAGAACCGTCTATACGTGATCTAGGAATAGCGTTAAAAGAAAATAGTGGGGCTGGAGGTTGTGATAGCGGTGATATAATATCTGTGTAAGCTGTTGGAGTGTAATCAATAAAAGTATCAGAATCTACATAAACATTTGATATATACTCTATACCACTCAAAGTCACCTCTTCTTTATCTGGCTCGCGATCAATTGAAGTTAGTTTAAATAGTTTACCTGCTTTGTTTGTATAAAAATTATTAGGGTTCTCAATTTCTCCAAAGCTCCATAAATCACCCTCTACTGGTGCGTGACTGCCTGGACTAAAATTTGTTATGTTTTGAAATTGCTTTGACTGTTTATTAAATTTTGCAATCACATTGATTTCTGCTCTATCAAAACCATTAGAAACATCAACATTTGATAAGGCAAATCTTGTATTGCTGAGTAAATATAAGTCTACTCTATCATCTTTCATTTTTATGATTCTAAGCGCAAGCGGACCAGTGTTTGCTGTAAAATTAGTAGAGGATAAAGAAGGAGAGGTATAGTGCTCTAAAAATACATTAGCATTAGATCCAGACCCAGTAGAATCAGAATTAGCTGATATTTTTCCGCTAAAACCGTATGCGATTCCAGATAATTGTTGAGCTACAGATACGACATCCCCAGGAGCTAAAGTTAAAGCGTCTGTGCTAGTTGTAAAAGTTATATTTCTACGAAGATATTTTGAAGCAGCTATTTGATACTGAGCAAATCTTAAAGCCTGACTTCTACGTGTAACTCCAGGTAAGTCAAGTGATTGAATATTCCTTATAACATTTCTTTCGATTCCGTCATTAGCGTCTGCTGTATCTACTCTAACAACTTCCCTTTTATAGTGGTTTGAAGGATCAACATAACTAACATCAACTCCCGATATAACATCACTTTCTTTAGTTCCAGATATCGTCAAAGAGCCCTCTTTAATATTTGTCTCATTAAAAGCCATAACAGGGTACTCATCTGGCATGTCAACTGCTAATGTCAATTTACCTAAAGAGTATACTAATGCTGCTCTAAATGTTGAACAAATACTATTTAACATATCCATGGCAGCGCCTTCATCAGATATACTAATATTTAATGTAAATCGTCTTTCTTTAATTTTTGTACCAACTGGAGTTCCTATTAGAGTGTTTCTTATACCTGTAAAATCTAAGCGTGGTTTGTGTCTAAAAGTACCGTCAGCTTGTCCATCCACTCCAATAAATTTTCCAGTTACAGAATCACACGCGTCACAATACTGAGCGATTTGAAAAAACTTATACTTATCAATATTATCTTCTGGAATACCTAATCCATATGTATCGTTAGTTAGAATATCATACACGATCCAAACAGGATTTTGTGTCCAAGAATAAACAAAAGTTCCATCCCATGTTCCAACATAGATTTGAGGCTGCGTTTGAGTTTGAACACTTGCTGAATTTTGTAAACGATAACCATTGCCCGTTCTTTTAGCATCAGTAACCTCTACCTCTCTCCAATCAATTTCCCCATTTGCAAGAACAGGTTGATTATAGTTTGACGGAACTTTGACTAAAAGACCTTTTACTAATGAAGTAAAATTTGGCACACCGCCCTGATGCTCATCAACAGCTTTTAAGGCGTATCCTACTACAGCAGTTCTTGGATATGCTTGCGGGGAATTTTCAATTTCAGACCAGCTAACGAGTTGTATATTTTCTGAAACACCTGCACTAGTATCATCGTCTGAAGTTTTTTCAACTGTAAATCTATAACCAGCTGTAGTCTTATTAGCCTCAGGAATTAACACCTTAACGTTAAATCTAAAAGGAGTGGTGGTCTTGCCTGTTATAGTTCTTTCAACAGTCGTAATAGTGTCAGTGTCTTCATTACCTGTCAAAACTCTTCTTTTTAGAGTTATTTTAATTTTTACGGTGTGCATCAACACATCACCTTTATCAGTTACTTTTTGTAATTGATTAATTTGAAAATTAAATTTTATTGCATCCCAATCATTTGCTGAAGTTTCTTGATTTGTTACTTTTACTGAAGGAACTCCGTCTAAATTTCCTTTTTTTAAAGAAACTGGAGAAGCGAAAGATTGAGGGGTTTGTATTGATTCTCCAAATACTCTAAGTGGTGCTTGATTTGTAGTTCCAGTGGTAGAAAGAGTAACAAATTT